GATGCGAATGCCGCACCCTCAAAAGTTTTGTAGCGTCCACTCTTGTGAAAAGGATGCTTAGTTGAAATATACTTTCCGTTTACAAACATGCCAAGCTTGTCTCTTTTAGCCCAACATGTTTTACAAAGATACTTGCTCTGGGATTCTCTTGCTTCAGTCCAGTTACCGCCCAGTGTTAAAACCTCAGAACAATCTATACAGTTTTTAGGAGTATTCATTATAGTATCCCTCATTATCTATTATTTCGTAATCGTTATCGTCCTCTAAAGCTTCAATCTTTAAGGGGACTACTTCTTTGTCTCCGGTGTGTACTATCTTATGTCCTGTTATTACATACATACATTCTATTAAAACATCTTTTTTGTAATTTAAAACTTTTACTGCCACCAAAGGTTTCGTCCCAGTGGGCATCCTAAATATCCCACCTATAGGGACATTGTATCTCAAGTTCACAAACTCTCGAAGCTTTACCGCAGTAGTCTCAGTGTGTTTCACTCCAGTTCTCCCCAACTTTGTAGGCCCCATCTAAAGGACAATTTAAATTAAACATACACCCCGCTTCCCTAATAGATTGTACACCTAGCTTACCAACCTCTACTGCATCATCAAGGTGACACTCTATCTGCCATTCGTCATGTACATTGGCTACAAACTTAGCATCATACCCATGCTTAGCTATCTTCTGGTCTAGTATGATCAGGGCTTTCTTCATAACTATTGCACCCGCACCCTGTAAGAGTGTGTTGAGTGCGGCGTGTTCTGATCGCACAGTAAGCCGTCTGCCGTCTAACGCTTTGATGAATCCTGTTTTAGCTTCTCGTTGTACGCTATCCGTAAGATGTTTAAATGATGGGAGATTATCAAAGAAGCGTTGTCTAAGTCCTTTCCCAACCGCTCTACCTCCTCCAACCACTGACCCAAGTTTTGCATCTCCGGCTCCGTACAGGAGGGCATAGATAAAAGTCTTTGCTTGACTTCTTGATTCAATTCTAGCAAGGCGCTGATTAGCGGTGTGTATATCGCCGTTAAGTATTTCATTAGTATAATCCTTATCGTCTAAGTAATGGGCTAACATCCTAAGCTCTAAGCTAGAAGCATCAATGCCTACAAGCCTGTAGTCCTCCGGCACTGTCCAACAAGATCGGCAATCTTCGCCGAACGGTGACGAACTACTGGGAATCTGTGCCATGTTAGGATGTGAATGGGTCATGCGAGAAGTCACTGCACCGTTAGGATTAACGTAGCCGTGTACTCTTCCTGTCTCTTCGTTTAGTTCTTTGATCCAACTCTTAGTTTGTGCTAAGCGTTTCTGTAACATAAGATACTTAGCAATCAAAGCCGCTTGCGGTATGTTCTTAACTCTATTTAAAGTAGCTTCATCCACAATAGGCTGACCTGTCGGCGTAAACTTCTTAGGACTCCAACCAAAACGAATAAGGTACTCGCCGATCTGTTTGCGTGAGCCTAAGTTAAATGGTGTCTCAGTTTTACGGGCTATGGGTAAGCAGTCCTCTCTGTTTAAAAGCATTCGCTCGTACTCGTTATCGCTTAGCCTAGTCCCCTTGTCGTATTGATCGGTGGCTGTCTTAGCTAATGCACCTGTCGCTGTGAACTTAGGGCTGAGTATCTGCGTAGTTATAACAGGACGGAACTCTTCCTGAACCTCCTGCTCTAGATCGTGTAGCTTGGTTTCAAACATAGCCATCAGGCCCATCACTCTCTGAACGTCCAACAGGAACCCGTTAGTGCGTTGCTGATCTATGATCTTAGCTACTGCATGTTCTATCTGCACTGACTGAGGCGTGAAGCCACGGCTCTCAAGCTTGAGTGCTTCATAGACTTTAGTGTTGAGCAACACATCGTTCTTGCAGTACTCTAACATCTGCGGCGTGTAAGCATCCCAAGCATCTTCTTGTTGACCAAAGTCACCCTTGCGAAAGCCTAGCCTGTAGCCCCAACCCTCAAGACCGTGGTTGCCTTCGCGTGTAGGCTTGAACAAACGTGACAATACTAATGTATCAACAATCTTCTTGTCAAACAGATCAATACCTGTCAGCTTCTTAATGACAGGGATGTCGTAGCCTATCACGTTGTGACCGATCAGTTTAGTTGCGGAGCGTAACAACCCGTAGCCTTCTTCCAACTGCGTGTTGTCGAACGTGAATACATCCATTGTGTCTACGTCTTGAGCCACGATGCAAAAGATCTGCGATGGATCTAAGCCGTCCGTTTCTATATCGAACACTAAGTTACTCATATTATTTCCTCGTCAAACTGTGATGAATTATAATCATCTAGCTCTTTGAGCCTACCCGTCTTGTTATCATACAGCAAGTGTGATGCTACTCCAACATCTCCAGTGTACCTAGACTTCAACACCCTGACCTTGGTGGTCGATGCTTCTATCTGATCCTCTGCCTGTTGGTTGCGTTCAAGGCTGATCACACAATCGCTTAGCTGAGCAATACTCTGCGACCCTCTAAGGTGCGAGAGTCCTGTCTCTATGCCGTTCTCGTGTCCCTTGTTGCCCTCTACTCTACGCAAGTGTGACACCAGTATCATACCACAGCCTGTCTCCTCTACCATAGTACGAAGCCTGTGCATGATGCCGTCAATAGCTTTACGCTCGTCATGTTCCAGTGTAGATAGTACAAGCATGTGAAGGTGATCAACTACAATCCATTTACAATCAAGACCGATGATCATGTAGCGTAGCTTGCTGAAGATGTCCTCTAAGTTATTAACTCCGTGGTGTGCGTGAATCCACACACGACCCTCGTTGTCACCCATGAATACCTTCCTGTAGCAATCGTCTAGCTGTTCCTCTGTGAACTCAGCCTTAACACTATCAAGGTGTAGCTTTGCGTTAGCCTCCACTGCCATGATACCTTCGGCAGTACGCGACCACGTTTCTTCAAGGGCTATGACACCCACGTTATCTTCGGTGTTCTCAATCAGCCAGTGTTCAATCTCTCTGGTGACGGAGGACTTACCAAGACCTGTGCCACCTGTAAGGGTGACAAGTTCTCCTGCTCTCATGCCTTCTAGCTTTTTGTTTAAGCCGAACCAAGGATATGGTATGGCTGTTTTCTTCTCTGCTCTTAGCTTTTGATAGGCTTCAAGCTGATCGGATAGATTCAGTACACCAGAAGGTGTATAGATTTTAGCGTCCCAGAATGCACTGACGTATGCGGCGTGTCTACCTTGGCGTAACATATCGTTAGCATCTTTGTAGTCCACGGGCAGTGTCATGATCTTAGCTTTCTTGGGGGTGAGTAGCTTAGCGATTGCTTGAGCGGCTTCCTTGCCGTACTTGTCGTTGTCAAAGTTAATAACTACAGAATCAAATGACTCTAGGTATTCTAGGTTCTCCTTAACATCACGGACACCTCCTGCCGCACCTGACTTGATAGAAACGACAGGCCACTTACTCCCCATAAGTTCATAAGCGGCCATCGCATCACACTCGCCTTCTGTTAAAGTTATAAACTTACCTCCTGCTTTAAACAGATTCTCTCCGAACAACCCTACTTCCTTTGGACTCCCTGTCCAAGCAAACTCCTTGTTCTGTTTACGGATCTTAGTTCCTGTGAACTCGTGTCCGTTGTAGTAAGGGTAGTAGTGCTTGTCTATCTTGCCACCGGCCATTGTTGATTTAACGCCGTACTTCTTAGCTGTAGCTAAGCTTATCTTGCGGTCAGTTAATTCATTGAACGTAGCTGTAGTATTGTTGTCCATCTTACTGTTCCTTTGATACACTTCAAAGTCCGTTACGGTATCTGTTAGTTTCTCTTCTGTTGTGTCGTAGTTAGGTAAATAAGTACAACAACTGAAGCAGTACCCAGATCCATTCTCATTAACTGAAACTGGGTCGCTTCCTCCACACGCAGTACAAGGTAACTTATGTTTAATAAAAGGCACTAGCCTTACTCCTCAGTTACTTCAACTTCCTCTGTTGCAATGGCCTCGTCCGTGAGGTGGTTATCTTTAAGGTCAGCAATCAACTTTATACTCGCGGCTCGCATAAGCCCCACTGTAATTGATGCGCTTTGACCCTGCTTGTCTGCCTCTATTAAGTGAGATAGTATTGCCCGACCCTCGTCTGAGAGTAGGTCTGACTCGTACTTAACATCTTCTACTGTAACAATTCCCATTATAGTTCATCCTCCATGTCACTTTCAGCCGCTTCAAACTCAGCACCATCAGGGCTACCAACTTCAACAAGGTCTATCACTTGCATAGCTTGGAAGTCTAAGCCTTTGAAAGAGCCGTACTTGTTAGTGGTTTCCCACTCATTGTACTGCACCTTAACTAAAGAACCGTTGCCTACCTTAGTGTCGAGCGGGTTCTTGTACTGGTCAACAAGTCTAGGCGCGTCACGCACTGTTCCGTCTCTACCTTCGACCTTCCGTTTAATTACAATGGATGGGCCTTCGTCCATCTGCTTAATGTTATATCCACGCGCTTTAAAATCCTCAGCGGTGGCTTCATCTACAACTAAGTTTACTGAGTACGTAGGTTCAAAGGTCGTGTTCGGTGTAGTGACCGATGCCCAGTACGCTGTGCCTTCTAATATAGCCATGTTACTTTCCTCTTTGGTGGTGAAAATTGAATGTCGAGTATACCACGTTCCACTATTGTTGTCAAGCTTTTTCTACACT